GTGGCATGCGATGGTCACGCGCACCGGGACGCCCGTGAGCCTCACGCCGGCCACGCGGGCATGACCGGCGACCGCTGTCTCGTACCTCCGAGTCCGCGGCGGCGTAACAGTGTGCCCGCCCCGCCCTCGCGGCGTGACGCGCTCCCACGGCACGGGGCAGCCGGGGACGACGAAGGTGAACGAGACCGGGGCGCGTGCGATGGCGTTCACGTCTCCACCTTCCCCGCGAGCCCGCGCAGGTCGTCGCAGCCGGACGCGAGGATGGCGCGCAGGGCGTCGAGCTCGGCTTGCAGGCGGGCGCGGTCGGCGTCGGCGGCATTCTCCCGGTCAAGCGCGCAGCGAAGTTCGTGCCGCGCGTTCACCGCCTTGACATACCACTCGCCGACCGCATTCCCCAGCGCAGTTTCCGACGCTCTCACGGCCCGCCACTCGTCCACCGTCGGCGCGATGTACGGCTGGCAGAAACCTGCGTGCCCGTCGTCGAGCACGCACTCGAAGCTCGTGAAGTGGCCGGGCGTCTTCGCGCCCTGGCAGCGGGGCTTCATCGGCGCCTCGCGAGGTGCTCGGCCGCGCGCATGGCATCTCGCCGTGTCGCAAACTCTGCCCCGAACCTGCTGCCACACACGGACCACTCGCCTCCGCCGTGCCTGCACCACACGAGGATAGAGCACCCACGCAGCCGGCGCAGAACGCGAGAGCAGCATATCGCACTTCGCACCCACCGCTTCGCCCGGCCGCGCCGGGTGTTCCGCTTGTTCTTCACGGCGTCTCCTTGTACAGAACGAGCCCGTGCGCGTCGACGGTATAGCCGGCTGCATCAAGCGCCACGTGGACCTCCGCAGGCAGCTTCCGAGATGTGGACCGACCGTCGCACCACTCGACCACAACGTCGAGCAACATCCCGCGGCGGCTGGCCGGGCTGTAGACCCATGCGCCAACAGTGCGATACCGCGGGCCGCGCTTGACCTCCGACTTGTACTCGCTCAGCGGCACTCCGGCCTTGCGCAGAATCGCGCGGATGTCGCGGACGGTGGGGGCTCTGCGTTTCATGCCGCCACCCCCTCCGCGCGCTCGTCGCGCGCCACCGTGCCCACGTAAGGCCGGCCTGTCATTGCCCCCATGCACACGCCGCGACCGACCGGCCACCGCGATTGCTCGCGCGCCTCGGCTGCGAGCTCCACCGTCCTCGAGCACGGCCCGGCCATGCGCACCTTGACCGGCTTCACCACCACCGGCTTCGGCTCTTTGACCGGGAGTGCGCTCCGGTCGACCGGCCGCTGCGCCGGCACGCCCTGCACGTCGAGCCAATCGAAAACGGCCTCGCGAATCCACAGCGACAAGGTGCCGCCGGCCTCCTGGTCGAGCGCCTCCTGCCATTCGCCCGGGTAGTAGAGCGTGCGGTTGGCAAGTTCCGGCCGGTCGTTGCTGATGGCGGCCTGCTTGAATCCATAGAGCCATTCCGCGCCGAGCTCCCCGCCCGCGTCGCGCCGATACGCCCACTGCATGGCATCCCTGACCGCGGCGCCGATGTTGATGCCGCGGGCGTGCGCGAGGTCGGCGAGAAGCTGCGCATTCTTCCATAGGCTGATTTTCACGACGCCGCGCACCATGCGGTTGGCAAACCGTTCGCGCCGCTCGGCTTTCTCGCGGTCACGCTTGCACCGCCAATCCGGCCTGACGCGCGGGCCGCGCTTCAACTCCGGGCGGCCGGCTGCCTCCCATGCGGCGAGCGCCTCAAGGCACATCTCTCGGACCGCAGCGTCTCCGCTCGCCCGCCCGTTCCACTCCTGCGGCCACGAGACGAGGACCGCGAGCCTGGACTGACCGCCGCGGGTGCTGGTGAAGTCGGCGGGGTCGTAGGGCATGGGCGTGCCGAGGAGCGCCTGGTGCCACTCGACGGCGAGTTTCATCCCGGCCGACACGCCGTAGCTCGCCGAGTGGCAGTAGGAGATGAATGCCCGGCGCGTGGCCATGGGGGCGGTGATGTTGACTCTGGTCTGTCGCATGGTCACACCGCCATCCCGCCAAAGAGGTCCATCTGCGAAGTCGCCGCGTTCAGATTGCGGCACGCCTGCTCGAAATACGACCGCTTGAGCTCGACCCCGACGAATCGGCGCCCGGCCTTGAGCGCAACGTGGCCCTCCGACCCGATGCCGCCGAACGGCGAGAGCACCAAGTCGCCCGGCTTGCTCCACAGCGTCAGCGCGCGGTCGATGACCTGCAACTGGAGCGGGCAGATGTGGCGCTCGTCGTCGTGCTCGCGGGCGCTCATGTATTGCAGCGTGTCGGACGGATTGATATCCATCCACACCGGGCTCGCGTACTGCTGCCACATCTCGACGGGCATGTCGCCGCCCGTGCCAGTGTGCGTCACCGGGTCGGGGTTGATGCCCGGCTTGCGCATCGTGACGAGGTAATCGGCGATGCCCTGCCGCGACATGCACGAGTCTTTTTTGATCTGCTTGTGCAGGAGCCCGAGCGCCTTCGTGCGCTGCATGGCGGTCACCGGGTCTTTCCAGATGGTCACCTCGGAATGGTAGATCCACCCGGCATCGCGGAAGATACGGATCAGTTCGCCGCGGAAGTCAGTGATGCCGATGTACCCGTCCCGCTCTTTCGACGTGGGCAGGTTCATGCAGTGGAACGAGCACAGGCGCCCCGGTTTCGTCACGCGAAGAAGCTCGGCGACGAGGAACCGGAAGTGCTCGTAGAACTCCGAGTGCGTCCGGCAGTTCCCCATGTCGCGGTCGCTGGCGCTGTACGTGTAGAGGCTCGCGAATGGGGGCGAGAACACCGAGAACCCAACCGAATCGGAATCCATCTTGGACACGACCTCGACGCAATCGCCGTGGTGCATCGTCCACCCGTCGCCGGTCACCGTGCGCTCGGCGTAGTTCTCGGTACGCGTGCCGGAAGCCTCGCGGAGCTCCGCGCTCATCGTCTTCTGCATCTTGGCCACCATCTGGCCGACCATCTCGTCGGCCTTGCTCTGCTTGTCCTGGATGTTGTCGAGCACCGCGCGCTCCGCGTCGCTCGTGATGATGTGGACGTCCACCGGGCTCTGCTGGCCGAACCGCCAGCATCGGCGCACGGCCTGATAGAACTGCTCGTATGAGTGCGACAGGCCCACGAAAACCATCGTGTTGCACGTCTGCCAGTTCATGCCGAACCCGGCAATCTTCGGCTTCGTGACGAGCGCCCGAACGTCGCCGCGGGCGAAGTCCATCATCCGCGTCGACTTGGCATCGTCCGTGTCCGACCCGCTCACCGAAACAGCGCCGTGGATTGCCGTTTCGAGCGCGTCGCTCTCGTCGTTCAGTTCACACCACACGAGCACGGGCTCGTCGGTCGAATTGGCGATGTCCGCCGCGCGCTCGACCCGGGCCGCGAGTGTCGCGCGGCGGGCCTTGCGCTGCTCGTCGAGCGCAAGCACCGGCATTCCGAACAACTCGCCCTCGCGGACGATGTTCGCCTTGACCTCGTGGACATGAATCCGCAGCGGGGGCAACTCGAATCCGTCGTCGGAGAAACCGATGTCGGACGGCCGCCGAATCATCACAGCCCACGACGCGACCCACGCCCAGAAGTCGTCGACCGCGTGGCCCTTGAGCCGCCACACCGACGTCTCGCCGCCATCGTGGCAGAAGTACGTGGCCAGCATCTCGGCCATGGTGACCACGCCGAGGAACGCCGCGTGATTGCCGAGCTCCATGTGGTCATTCGGGGCCGGCGTCGCCGTGCACGCCAGCCGAAACCGCGTGCGGCTGAACATCGAAATCAGCATGTTCTTCGTGTTGCCGTCCATCGACTTGAGGATGGACGACTCGTCGAGCACCACGCCCGAGAACTGCGACGCGTCGACCATGTGCAGCTTCTCGTAGTTGATGATCGTCACCTTCGCCGCGCGCTTGCCATCGGCGCTCACCTTGGCATCGATGCCGAACCGAACGGCCTCGGCCTCGGTCTGGCGTCCGACCGCCAGCGGCGTCAGCAGAATGACATCACCCGGGACTTGCGACGCCCATTCGAGTTGCATGAACGTCTTACCCATACCGCAGTCGGCGAAGATGGCCGCGCGCCCCTTGCGCAGCGCCCACCGCACGATGTCGGCCTGCCATTTGAACAGGTCACGGTTGAGCGATGTGGCGTGGATGCCACAGTCGAGAACCGCGCGCTTCTTCGACGCGATGAAATCAGCGTACTTCATGTGTCACCCCTGCCCGACGCGCTGCAGCATCGCCGCAACCCGGGCCTTTTTCGCGTTCAAGAGCCGCGCACGGTCGGCGCGCACGGCCTCTTCGTCTTCGGCGCGGGGCTTGGTGTATTCCGCCCCGGGTCGCTCGTCATCTCTTCCCAAATGGTCGCACAAGCCGCGCAACACGTCAAGCGCGCGACTATTAAGCGTCAACAAAATTGAACCGGACTTCCCGCGCTTCGCCGAGCGCATGACCAGCCCGCGGCGGTCGAGACTGGAGAGCGCGCGGAACAAACTGCTTCGGTTCACGTCGAGTTCCTCAGACAACTCGCGCGCCGTCCCGCCGATGTGCCCCGCGGGCACGACAGCGCGGAGGATGGCGCGCTCGAGGTCCGTCAAGCGGGCGTGTTCGAGCAGGGTGGCAAGGTCAGACACCGGGCGCCGCCTCCAACGCGGCGAGCAGGGCGGCGAGTTCAGTTTCGCCGGTGAAGATTCGCCCGTTCGCCTCGCCACAAGCCCACCGCAGCGAAAGCCCGAGCCGACTGTTGCCCCAGAGCCCGCAGTGCGGCATGCCCCACGCCCGCCGCACGACCTCCAGCAGCCCGGCGCGCGTCAGGGCGTCGGAGAGGTCGGGGGACCAGCCCATCAAGCTTCTCCATGGCCCGCGTGGCACGGGCCCGCTGACGGCGTCGAACTTC